ATTGAATAATTTGCATGCTGACCGGTTTACAATTGACCGCTTATAGTATATAATGGTACCATGTTAAAAATATAGGAGTATAATATGAAATTTGATGAAGGAAGACCCCCAATGCACCTGGTACCACCAGAGGCAATTAAAGAAATAGCTGAAGTATTTGCGTTTGGTGCAGAGAAATACTCCCCTAATAACTGGAGATTCGATGGCCACACCACTGATCACTCTAGAACTTATGCATCGATCCAACGGCACCTCAATTCTTATTGGAGTGGAGTAGACTTAGATCCAGAGAGTGGTAAGATGCATTTATCCCATGCCTTAACCCAAACAATTATTCTGTTGATGCATGTGATGGATAATCCTGAGATGGACGATCGTTACTCAACTTTAAAAGCTAAAAAGGAGAAAGAATGTTCGGAAACGTAAATAGCATAAGAGCAGCATTTAAAGGTATGTTGATGGCCGAAGACTTTACCATTGATAAAACCGGAGCTAAGACCATTGAACTGATTGGTGCCTCCTTTATTGCAAATGAACCAGCAATATTTGGAGAGCCCTCTGAAGCTTATATTGCTAAAGAGATTGAATGGTATAAATCACAATCAACTAATATCAATGACATCTATGGCGAGGAACGTGATGCTCCGGCCGCATGGAAATATGCTGCGGATAAACATGGTAATATTAACTCTAACTATGGTAAGCTAATATTCTCTAAGGAATATCACAACCAATACGCGAATGTTATTGAGGAACTAAGAAATAACCCTGATGGCCGTAGGGCCGAGATGGTTTACAATAGACCTTCTATTTGGGCTGAGTATGATAAAGGTCATATGTCTGACTTCATTTGTACTAATGCTGTTACCTATTATATTCGTGGTGATAAACTCCACGCGGTAGTGCAAATGAGATCTAATGATGTAGTCTTTGGTTATAAGAATGATTATGCTTGGCAAAAATGGGTATTAGATGCATTAGTCCATGAGATCAATGTCTTTACTGATTATGATGAATTACGCGAGAAAGAACTATCCCCTGGTAATATCTACTGGCAAGTACAGAACCTGCATGTGTATGAAAGACACTTTGGCTTGGTTAAATGATAGTAGGATTAATAGAAAACGTTCCTAAGCTTAAGTATTCCCATAACCGTGGGTACGCTCAAATATGGGCAGATTTGCTTAGGGAGTCTATTCAATATGCGATGCCTACAACAGGTAATGGTGAGAAGCTATATCTTTATATGGGCATTAATTACAGTGGGACATTGAATCTATTTGGTGGCGCATCTAAAGACCTCTATGACCGTCTAGTGGCTTTCATGAACTATGCTGGGCCTATCTTTGTATTAGATCATGATATGCCAGATCTAGGTAAGCTATTAGTTAAACGTATTGGTAATAAGACTACTTACGAGGGGTTCACCGAAGACTTTATGGATAAGCTAACATTTAAATGCAGTGAAATCCAAAAGGTTACTATGTATGATAAGGTGAAGGATGAGTTGGTGATTGGTGACTCTCATTCCCTATCAATGACGCCCTCTGAAACTCCGGTGATTAGGTGTGATGCTAAGACTTTAAATGGTATTTGTAGTGACCATGACTTTATATTATCTAAGATACCTGAAGGCCTAAAGAAACTAACATTACAGTTTGGATCAATTGATGTTCGCCACCACCTAATGAGATTTGGTGGTAAGTCAGGGGCTAAAGAACTGCTAAATAGGTATTATGAATTGGTTAAGAAGATTCAAGCTCTGGGTATTGAGGTAACTATATGCCAGCCTGTTCCAATTGAAACTGAAGATCGTAAGATGGCCGCCACCACTATGTACAAGAAGAAACCATTTAGCGGTACAAGGAACGAACGCTTAGCTTTAACTGGTTATATGATTGATCATATGAGGACTAACGCCCCCTGCCAAGTTATTGGATATCCAGATGAATGGTATTCAATGCCTCCAGAGCAATTTGAAGGAGAAATCATGGAACGCCCAAGAGGTATCCATATTGGTCCTCCTAATTATGTGTCGGTTCAACAACAAGAAATTACTTTAGAGGAATATTTTACATGAGAATAACCCCAACTAAATACTATGATGAATACCTACGTTACTTTGATATGGCTACTAAACAGCAGGAACATTGTAATTTAGGGACTATCCCCCACAGTGAGTTTGATATTGGTGATAAGCTAATGCAAGAGGTATCATTATATGATGTAGTGGAACGTAAGTATGCTGGCTTCTCCCATATGATTAATGATATATTCTATGGGTGGACCGATAAACATCCGTATTGGAAGAAGATGGATAGTAACTTAGCCTCTTCTAAACGTATTAATGTAGCAAAGTCTTGGACTGGTAAAGAACATGATTTACCCACGTGGTTATATCTTATGATACTACACAGGGTAACAGGTTCTGGTATTAATTATGGTTTAAAGGTTAGTGGCTATCATAACTCTATTATCCCAGACTTAGCTGAATATAATACTATTGAAGAGATGGCTAAGATTATTAATCTTAAACAAGAGCCATTTTATACTTCAGTGGGTTATCAGTTCCCTGCTTTCCCTAAGCCCCCTAAGAATTCTATATATCGTAAGGGAGGGGACTACTACCTATCAGAGTATGCCCCAAGGTTAGCTAGGGCCCTTGCAGACTTCCTATTAAAGGGCGGTAAGAAGGACTTAAGAGAAATCGGTAGCTTCATGCTCAATTGGAATGTCGAGAATGATTTAAGGCAGTATCATTTCCAATATGCCGCTACGGTAGCTGATATTGCTGATTGGTTCCCTGAGTTCGTTAATAGAGAATCTATGTTCTACTATGGTACTAATGCTAAAGAATGTATATCATACTTAGCTACCCCTAACGAACGCATTAAGAAAGATGACTTCTTAGATGAAGTAATGGCAATGATCTATGAAGATACTAAGAGCTATCCATATAATGCTGAGGATATCTGTTGTGATTATATTAGGTGGGTGGAGAACTATATTAAACCGGGAGCAGATTATTCCCACATAAATATGGATGCTACATGGAGTTCATGCAAGATTAAGGATCACCCGTATGGTCGCCAAGAAGGAATGTTAGAACATGGCTTAGTTAAAACATTCAATGGTAGGACGCATCACCCGAGTGATGATGCTATCCTTAAAGAAGCTGGCATGACAAAAGAAACATATCAAGGCCTGTTTACAATTTAGTGTAGGCATGATATAATGGACGTAACAATACAAATAGGAGATATAAAATGGGTATAATGGATAAACTCAAAAAGAATAGTAAGATTAAAGAGACGGCTGTAATGGCCACCTCTAAGCTATTTAAAAATCAAGATGTAGTAACCACTGAGGTACCAATGATTAACGTTGCGTTATCAGGTGATCCCGATGGGGGACTAAGCGCAGGCCTAACAGTCTTAGCAGGCCCTTCGAAGCATTTCAAGACTTCGTTTGGTTTACTAATGGCGGCGGCCTACTTAAAGAAACATGAGGATGCTATAGTATTATTCTATGACTCAGAGTTTGGTTCCCCGCAACAGTACTTTGAAAGCTTTGGGATTGATACTAATAGGGTATTACACACCCCAATCACTAATGTAGAAGAGCTTAAGTTTGACATTGTCAACCAACTAGAAGAAATTACTAAGGATGATAAGGTAATTATCGTTATTGATTCTATTGGTAACCTTGCCTCTAAGAAAGAATTAGATGATGCTATGAATGAGAAATCAGTGGCTGATATGAGTAGAGCTAAAGCCCTTAAAGGTTTATTTAGAATGTGTACCCCGTACCTTTCAATGAGAGATATTCCAATGATTGCTATTAACCACACCTATCAAACCATGGAGATGTTTAGTAAGGCCGTAGTTTCTGGTGGTACTGGAATCTATTACTCTGCTGATAACATTTGGATCATTGGTAGACGTCAAGAGAAAGAAGGTAAGGAAATCACTGGTTATAACTTCATTATTAACGTAGAGAAGTCACGATTTGTTAAAGAGAAATCTAAGATCCCAGTCCAAGTAACTTGGGAAGGTGGTATCGATAAATATACAGGTTTATTAGATGCTGCTATGGAAGGTGGCTTTGTTGTTAAACCTACGATGGGTTGGTATTCTAAATGTGATACAGAGACCGGTGAAATCGATGATAACAAGCTAAGGGCTAAAGCTTTAGATGGTGAGTTCTGGGAACCTATCCTTAAGAACCCATTATTTAAACAATTTCTTAAGGACAAATACGAGATTGGTCATGCGGAAATGATTAAGCAATAGCGGTTTACATCACGGCGATATCATGATATAATGGTACCATATTAAATGAAGTGAGGATTTAAATGAAGTTAGAGACATTAATACTAAGAAACTTAGTACAAGATGAGGGTTATACCCGCCAGGTAATACCCCATTTAAAGCCTGAGTACTTCGAAGGGGCTTATAGAATATTATTTAATGAGGTTATCTCATTTGTTAATACTTTTGGTAAGCTTCCAAACTCTGAAGCTTTAAATATTGAGCTTCAAAAGAATGGTAAGATACCAAATGCACAGTTACCTGAAGTATTTTCAATTGCCGACTCCTTAGGGGTTGTAGTTGAAGATACTAATCGTGATTGGCTAATAGGTGAAACTGAAAGGTGGTGTCAAGACCGCTCTATCTTTCTAGCTATTATGAAGTCTATTGATATCATCGAAGGGAAAGATGATAAGCTATCGAAGAACGCTCTCCCTGAGCTACTATCCACAGCTTTATCTGTTAACTTTGATACTGATGTAGGCCATGATTATATCGATAATGCAGATGATCGCTATGAATTCTATCATCGCGCAGAAGAACACCTACCATTTGACTTAGAGATGTTTAATAAGATCACCAAAGGTGGTTTAGTTAATAAGTCTCTTAATATCGCTTTAGCTGGTACAGGCGTAGGTAAATCATTATTTATGTGTCACGTAGCTGCAGGCGCTCTTACTCAGATGAAGAATGTATTATACATCTCAATGGAAATGAGCGAGGAACGCGTGGCGGAACGTATTGATGCTAATCTAATGAATGTACCTATTGATCAGCTATCTAATCTCAACAAGGAGATGTTCGATAAGAAGGTAGCTAAAATTGCTTCGAAGGGTATTGGTAAACTTATTATTAAGGAATATCCAACAGGCGCAGCTAATGCTACCCACTTCCGGGCACTATTAGCTGAACTTAAGCTTAAGAAGGAATTTACCCCTGACTTGATTTGTATTGACTACTTAAACATTTGTGCCTCATCTAGAATGAAAGCTGATTCAGGCTCTTATGGTTATATTAAGTCGATTGCTGAAGAGTTAAGAGGTTTAGCTATTGAAAATAATGTACCGATTCTATCTGCAACTCAAACTACTCGAGGGGGTTATGATAATTCAGATGTGTCATTAACTGATACTTCAGAATCATTTGGTCTTCCAGCCACTGCGGATTTGATGTTTGCTTTAATTTCAACTGAAGAGTTAGAGAACATGAATCAAATAATGGTTAAGCAGTTAAAGAACAGATATAACGACCCAACAGGTAAAACTAAGAAATTTGTACTAGGTATTGACCGCGGGAAGATGCGACTATATGACGTAGAGAATTCTGCCCAAACCCTAAATACTGGTACTGATACATCCCAGCAAACAACAACTAATTATGAAGGATTTAAAATATGACAAAAAGTAAAGTAGTAAAAGCAGGGGTTAAGAACCCTAAAATATTACATAGCGATTCCCACACTAGTGCTAGGCTAGTAAGCTATTCTCAACCCTCTGAAGAATTTAAGAAGGAAGGTTTAGATGATGTAATGGACTTAGTAGCCTATTGCGCAAGGGTTAGTAATCCATCTAACCAATTGAATAAAGAAACTGCGGATAAGCTTATTAAGTATTTGGTTAAACATCAACATTGGAGTCCATTAGAGATGGCTTCGGCTTGTATTGAGATTGAGACCACCCGAGATATTGCTAGACAGATCTTACGCCACCGATCGTTCTCCTTCCAAGAGTTCTCCCAAAGATATGCTGATCCCACTAAGGATTTATCATTTATGTTACGTGAGGCTAGGTTACAAGATACAACTAATCGTCAGAACTCAGTAACTAACACTGATGAAACACTAAGTGGCATGTGGAGAATTAAACAAGAGAACGTAATTAGAGCTGCCTTAGAAGCTTATGACTTTGCTATTACCAATGGTATTGCCAAAGAACAAGCGCGTTGTGTATTACCTGAAGGTAATACCATGAGTAGAATGTATATGAATGGTACTATCCGTTCATGGATCCATTACATTGATCTAAGATCTGCCCATGGCACCCAGAAGGAACACATTGAAGTGGCCTTAGAATGCGCTAAAGCAATTGCCTTAATCTTTACTTTGGATTAAACGTGTACATTTGAACTTAACTATGATATAATGGTACCATGATAATTAATAAGAAATGGGGCGACAGATACCTAAACATCTGTAAAGAGATATCTACTTGGAGTAAAGACCCTTCAACTAAGGTTGGGGCGGTTGTGGTAGGTGATAAAAATCAAATTCTATCACAAGGTTATAACGGGTTTCCCCGGGGTATCCATGATAGCGACACTCGCTATAGTGATAAGAAGCGTAAATATGAATTAGTAGTTCATGCTGAAATGAATGCCATTTACAATGCAACATACAATGGTCAATCATTACAAGGGGCTACTATGTACGTATCAGGCCTACACGTTTGCCATGAATGTGCTAAAGCTATTATTCAAGTTGGTATTGGTAGTGTGGTTGCTGAAGGCAAAATGAAGCCCCATTGGGAAGAGAGTTTAAAATTAACTAGACAACTATTTTCAGAAGCGGGTATTGATTATATAACAAGAGGAGAAGATGAGAATGAATGCAATAGCTAATTATAAAGAACGGGTTAAGAGTATCTTTCAACCAAAAGTAAACTACGAAGAGTTATATGTAGAGGAACGTAAAGAAGCTGAAAAGTGGGAATACAAATACAACAAGTTATATAGACAGCTTGGTGCAATTTTAGATGAATCAAACAACGGAGAAAGAAAATGAGTAAAAGAACTATTGATGGTATAGTAAAAAAAGGTGGAAAAACAAAGGATCTTAACGGTAATAGAATGGTTAAAAAATCAATGTCCCATGGGGCCCATAGATGTAAGCGTAAACCTAATTCTAAAAGATGCAAAAAACAATAACAAATATAGGCATATTAATTCTGCACGCGTTGGCAATATTGCCAATGTTAGCTATAGGCATAATATTCTTAATTGGGTATCTTCCTATAGTATTAGGCGCTGCAATAATAGATTATATTGAATTTAAACATAATGGGAGTAAGTATGGAAGTCGTAGAAATTTCTGGTGGTGATAAAGCATATGACAGTTGGTCTTTTGTTGAACGAGATTTAGACCAGAATCATTGGTTTATTAAATTAAAAGGTGGCAAATATCATGGAGTTGTATACTACTATGAGGCGGTAAGGCTAGATGAGAGTACTGAGTCACTTAACTATGAATATAACGTTGAAGACTATTTAGATGAAGATCCTTTTGGTGCTCATGATTTTAATGTAGCTACAGGTGAAATCTTAAGACTGATCCTTGATGATGCTATGGCTGCTAATGATTTTGTTATAGGTGATAAACCGGAATGAATGAAATATTATCCATATTAGCTGAAGATTGTGCTGGGGTAATTCAAGCCTGCGCTAAGCTTCAGCGATATGGCGGGGATACTACCCCCTTAGAAAAAGAGATTGGCAATATACTTGCCATGATCGCTATCTTAGGCTATCATGATCATATCGATGAGGATAACGTTATCGACGGAATTCCTTCTAAATTAAAC